GCTGGTTCTTCAGGTTCTGCTGGTTCTTCGGGTAACACAGAGACTGAAACAGAGACTGAAACAGGTAACACTGAAACTGAAACAGGTAACACAGAAACAGAAACAGAGACTGAGACTGAAACAGGTAACACTGAAACTGAAACAGGTAACACAGAAACAGAGACTGAGACTGAGACTGAGACTGAAACAGGTAACACAAAAACAGAGACAGAAACTGAAACAGAGACTGAAACAGGTAATACTGAAACAGAGACTGAAACCGAGGAAGAAGATGACGAAAAGAATAAAAAGAAAGACCCTAAAGAAGCCTTAGTAATTAGAGCTAATGCAGCAGGTCTAAATGAGTTAGCTTCAGAAATCGATTCTAAATCAGCTTGGCAACTTGCTGAAGGTACTGCATTAAGATTAAAGTATGAATCTTTAATTAGAAAAGCAGAGTCAGATAAAACTCTTAACGAGTCACGTTACTTTAACAATGACGTAAAAGACGCATTTAGAAGACTACTATAAGTTTCTAGGATTAGCGTTACTTTTAAATAATTTCAGGAGCTCCTTTTGTTGATTCATTAGGAGCTCTTGACATTTTATACGGAACTTAACCGAAGATTCTACAATGCTCATTTCAACATTCTTAGAGAGAGTATCCCAATAATCCGGGTGTACAAAGTTTTTAGGTGAGAAGTCATTCATAGAACTCATAATAGGTCGACCCGATAGGGCACACTTCCATGGTACCAAATCGTATGATTTCTGGAGTGGTTCTAGTTTTTTAAGCGACTTTGAGCGCCAGTCCCAGAATAATTTGTGTTTGATACTTTTCGTGTCGGTTCTGTGAATACCGAATATGGCCGACAATACTTGTGGATTATCTGCAATGTGTCTAAGATTTTGGTGTTCTAATAAGAGTCTCTTGTGACTTTTAGAAAGAGATTCGAATGAAACTCCATGTTTACCACGAACGCCGGTCTTATAAACGATATGTGGATATTTCTTCGCTTGAGCCATATACTATATTTATCTTTGAAACTAAATCCTATTATTGCATATAATGATTGTAAAAAAATGCATAAATGAGTTCAATCAATCAATTATTTACTGAAAAGTATCGTCCAAAGAACTTAGAAAGTCTAATTCTACCGGACCGTGTAATGAATAAATTTAAGAACGGTGTACAACAGAACATGTTGTTTGCTGGTTCACCAGGTACTGGCAAAACTTCAACAGCTAAAGCTTTGGTTAATCAGTATGACCTTCCTTATTTATACATTAACGCATCAACAGATACTTCAGTTGATGTAATTCGTACAAGGATTACAGACTTTTGTTCAACAATGTCTATCTTGGACGACCGCGACAAGTTCAAGGTGGTTATCCTTGATGAGATTGATGGTGTATCCGACCAGTTCTTTAAAGCACTTCGTGCTACGATGGAACAGTTTGCTAGCAACTCAAGATTTATTGCAACTTGTAATTACATCAACAAGCTACCAGACCCGATTCTTTCACGATTTGAAGTGCTTAACTTTGATTTTGATAAAGATGAAGAGTCTGAATTGACTAAAAAATACATCAAGCGAGTATACGACATTACAGGTTCTGAGGGAATGACCATTGAAAAGCCAGCACTTGTAGAGTTTGTTCGCCGCAACTTCCCTGATTTACGTACAACACTTAATAAATTACAAGGTTACAAATCACAAGGTACTAATAACATTACTGTTGAAGATGTTAAACGATTCAATTCAGTTTATAAAGACGTGTTTGAATTGATTTTTAATGAAACAGACCCAGCTAAAAATTACAAGCTATTAGTCTCTGAGTATGCTAACCGGGTTGATGATGTGTTACAATCTTTAGGTGAAGAGTTTATTGAGTACATTCAAACAGAAAAATCTAATGCTGTTCGATTTATACCTCAAATTATTATCACAGTGGCTGAACACCAAGCACAGCGTAACCATGTGATTGACCCAGTAATTACAATGTTATCCTGTATTTATAAAATACAGACAATAGTTATACAATAATTTTTTATTTGTCACATTTTTTTGCTATATTAGTGACATACAAAAGACATATATTATGAAGTTAGGAAAACATACATTAATGATTGACGGTAATTATTTCGTCTACAGCCGACTTTACGTGATGCCACGTAGAAGTGGTAAGCAATTGCTTGAGACTGAAAAAGACCAAGGTCAATTCATGAGAAAATTATGTATTGATTTTGCATCAGAAATCCGTAAAATGCAACCATTCGTTGATGAAGTGGTTATTGCGGTAGATTCTAAATCATGGCGTAAAGACTTTTATCCTGAAGCAGAATACAAAGGTACTCGTAAATCTGATGAAACTGTCAACTGGGCAGCTGTATATCGCATTTACGACGAGTTTAGAGCACTCTTAGCTAAGAATGGTGTAATCATACAGCAAACACCAGGTGCTGAAGCAGATGATATCCTATTTGCTCGTGCGACTGAATTGAATAATCAAGGTAAAAACTGTATCGTTTGGACAGGAGACCGTGACCTTATTCAATTAGTTGACTATGTAAAAGCAACAGATGGATACACTCTTTGGTATTACAATACTAAAAGATCTTTATTAGCATTTGAAGGTTTTACTGAATTGTTGAATCAAACAACAGGAGATTCTGTATCACCTGATGAACTATTATTTAATTTGAACAATAGTGATATTAGTTCGGATGAAATTAAAGGTAAGATTAAAGAATGGGTTCACAGTAATAAAGTAAAAATCGAAGAGATTGATTCACGTGCATTCATCTTTAAAAAGATTCTTATTGGTGATAAGTCTGATAATATTAATTCAGTTGTGACGTACACTAAAACTATGAAGAATGGTAAAGTGCGTACATTCTCAATCACCGATAAACAAGCTGATAAAATTTTAGCTCAATACGAAAAAGACTTTGGTCGATTTGAAGTTGAACAGTTGTTCTTACCAGATATAATCAATAAAATGGCTGATGTTATTTACAGAGTTAATGGTAATTCAAGCGTTGCTGAAATTAAACAAACCTTGAAGCTAAACATCCAATTAATGCTATTGCACGTGAGAACTATTCCAGAGCCGATTATGAATGCAATGTATTCAGATATTGAACTAAACAATGCTGAGGTTAACATGTATAATATATCACAGATGGAACGTATTCTTGAAGGTACTAATTGGACTAAAAAGAACGGCGACAGTGTACCAGATAATCTTGACCCATTTAGTGGATTGAAATTAGTCGATGACCCCGCAAAGAAAACAGATAAGCCTAAAATTCAAAGTTTAAATAACTTATTCTAATGCTAGACGAAACCAAACTCTTTGATTTTATTAAAATAATGTTTACAAAGCATTCTCAATACAATAAAATCAAACAACATAATAAGAAGCGCCATTTCTTTATGATAAACAGGTTTTTTGCTATAAAGTACCCTGAGAATGCAAATGCATTTAATATCAATGGAATTGACGGTTCTTATGTCGTTGATGCTTGGTCGTTGTTAGCTCGTAGATTTACTAGAGTACCTGGCTGGATTTATACTAAGACTAAAAAGTCTACAAAAGCTGCAAATTCTAAAAACGAATATATACCTATAGAGAAGGCTGTTGAAGTTTATATGTCTAAATATGAAATCGGCCAACGTGAATTTAAGGAAATGCAAAAGTTTGCACCTGCAGAATTAAACGCAGAGCTACAAGCTATAGAAAAAAGTATTCAGGTATATTGATATGCAGGGTTTTAATACAGGTTCTATGTGTGACATCATAGATGTCACACTATATAAATTTAATCATTACGATAATTTGATTTGGACAAAATGTTTAAATCAACTTGACTATACGCAATACAGTCAAGATTCTATATTGGTAACACCATACCAATTAAAAACCTTACTGCATTTAAATTTTAAGCGAGAGCTATTAAAAATCAGAGCAATCTCTTTTGACCTTATACATAAGGATGCTAATTCATTGTACTTTTTAGACCAAATCTTAAAAGATTTTGACAAGCTAAAATGGATAAAAATTACACTATCTAAAACTAGAAACTTTTCTAGAGCTGTCAATATTGGAGATTCATCTAATAAGCAAATCAAGTATTCTTTTAAAATAGTTAAAGCAACGCTTAGGTTAAATAATATTTTATCACAAGAAGATATTGAAAGTATTAATCCAGTGTTGCTAAAGACAAATTTGATAAGCAAGCAGCGGCCATATAATCAACTACCAGCAACTAGTATATTAACAGCACTGGACATTGCACTTAATACTTATGATATTAGTGATGAGCAAGCAGATGCACTTGCCAGAATACTAGATACGCTGAGTTTTAAAATGGAAAGTGACAATCCCGACGTTTTATTAGTTACAGATTGGTAGATATATAAAGAAAAGTCTACTATAGTAAATAATGAATTTATTCAAAGACTTCGGTAAAAGAGAAGCTCTCGTTTATATCGTCGTATTTTTATGGGTTGTTGCGGGTGTATATGGTGCTTTTAAGGGTACTGATTTTACACAACTTGCAGCTTATTTTGGGTCGCTTACAGCGTATGTTGCCACATATATCTGGTCTGAAACTAAAAGACCTTCAGCAAAATCAAGACTATTAAGTAAGGGTAAATCATCTAGACGTGAAATTATGATTTACGTTGTAGTTGGTTTATGGGTTATCGCGGGCGCGGCTGGTATTTACTATATGGCTAATTTAACAAATCTTGCAACTTACTTTATTGCACTTTCAGGCTTTATTGCGTCCTGGATTGCGGGTGAGGTATATAAACCACAAGATACTGTTAAAAAAGAAATTATATCAGAGGATAAATTCCCTGAAGACGACATAGTATAATGGTTACAGGACAAACTGCAAACGAAATTGGCGATGTAATCATCGCTAAAATACTAGACCCTTATAAAAAAGCTATTAAGGTTACTGACTTTAATATCTTAGCAGGTCTACAAACACCTAATACAGTTGGTACTATCAATTTAGTTGAGGGTTCTACTACTGTATCGGGGTTTGGTACAAACTTTAATCTAGTAGCCGGTGATATTATTATTGTTGGTAATACGCTATTAGAAGTTGCATCACAAGTTTCACCTATTCACATAGAATTAGCTAATCCAGCGCCGTTTTCAGCGTCTCGTGCTTCTTTCATGTTGGATATTGATGAGAACAATAGTTTTACATACAAGTACAGATGGTCGAATTCAGGTGAAGAATATTCTGAGTTTGCAGAACTTAATAGAACGGCTAATCCAGGTGACCTGTTTAGTCTTTCTTTCGACGGTACGTTAGACCTTTATTTAGATATTAGGGCTGAAGTTGACCGTTTATCAATGACAGGTTCTTTAACTATTATTGATGTTACATTTACAGTTGAAGACGTTAATGGTGTTATAGAAGCTTGTCCGCAATATTGTGTGGATTGTGCTGACCCATACGCTTATTCTGGTTGTGCAAACATTAAAATAGAATGTGAGGATTCTGCCAACAAGTTTCAGCCGTATGCACTTACAAAGAACAATAACCTTTACAATCAGCTTGTAGAGATTTCTAGTGACCTTTTTGGACACGAAGTAAGGTACTACAGAACAGAGCCAGACCAGAGAACAAAAGATGTTATCTTTATGGAGTACTCACTGTTCTCAGTTGCTGATGTACAGCCATTAAAGGTTTCAGTACCTGATAATGAGTTTCCAACCGAAGCAATGCAATACGATATCTTTGGTATGGGATTTGAAGACTTTGAAATTCATATTACAGATTATCAATTTGAAAAGGCATTTGGTGTAGGTAACAGACCTAGAACTAAAGACTACTTATATTTCCCTATCAATAATAAAATGTATGAAGTTAAATCTGTTACTTTAGCAGATGAATTTAATGTACAACATACATACTGGAGGGTAATGCTGGCTAAGTACCAAGACAGAAGTGCTGTTGAAAAATCACCAGCTGTTGAAACTGAGCTTGAAAACTTAGTGGTGGGTGTAGAGGAAATCTTCGGAGCTGAGATTCAAGATGAGATGGTTAAAGCAACGGACCCACAGCAATTAAAGTCTGCTCCATTCCAATGGGATGATGGTGTTAGAGTTAATTCGTCAGCTGACCTTAAAATTGTTGATTATGATTTAAAGAACAGATGGACGATTGTTTCAAAGCATTATTATGACCTTTCATCTGTAGAAACTGATATAACAGCTATTGATTATGCTCTTCCAGCTAAGCAATCTATTGACGATAATTTAGCCCTTACAACTTGGTTCTCACCTGTTTTCGATACAACGGACAATACAAAGTACCAGATTATCAACGGTGACCAATTTGGTGAAGGTTTAACAGTTAGACTTTCTTCTAGTAAACTTGAGGTAATGGTGAATAATCAAATGCATACATTTATGCATAATATGATTTTAGGTTCACATGAATGGTATGGTCTTGTTATTAACATGTCAAACACGTTCCGTGAACTTTCGGTTAGCATTTATTATCTTAATGAGGCTAATAATAGAAACAGACCACAAGATGCTACAAACAATCTAGAGCTACAATTTAGCGAAACTAGACCAGTTACACAAGCATTTATTTGGGACCTTGATAGACCATATAGGCTTAAAGGTGGTAAGCTTAAGCTTACAAACATCAGGCTTTGGAAGAAAACAATTGAAGAAGAGCAACACAGTAATATCTTAAACCAATCATTGGTAAGAGATGCTCATTTAGCTCTTTTAATCGACAACGCAATTCCATCACTTTCATACCAAAGATACCACAACGCAAGGTAACTTTGACAAACGTATATTAAATGTGTCGTGGTATCTACGATATATATAATATTATATTAATAGATTATATTTATGGCTAATGATAAGAAGAACATTCGTTCACAGGCGGATGAAATTAGAAATGAACTAGATAGCCTTATTGGTGATGATGATTCTTTAGAAGGTATTGAGGTTGACCCTAAGTTACCCGTAGCTTCAGAACATTATGAACCTTTTGATTACGCTGTAGTTAAGGGTAATTCTGATAAGCAAGCAAAAAAGACTATAGATTCTTTGATGCGTTTTTATCTTGACGCTGATATCATAGAACACGACGAATACGTTAAAGCCAAAAAAAGAATGGACGAGATGACCATGAGTTCTCTTGTCTACCAACTTCAAGCAGGTGAACGTGCTTTAACAACACTATTAGAAACTATCGAAAACGGTGAATTGGCACCAAGAATGTTCGAGGTTCTTGCTACTCTTCAAAAATCAATGCTCGATATCATTAAATCACAAACAATGTATTTAATGGCAACTGAAGAATCAGTTAAGCGTATTGCCAGGGATGCGGAACTTTATAAAGAACGCACAAACAAACAGATTACAGATACAGCCACGGGCGGAAATAACGACGGTGGTAACGTCCAAAGAGGTACAAGAGACTTGATGTCTAAGATTAGAGCAGGTATCGATAACGACGTCCAGGATGTTGAAATTGAAGACAACGAATAATGTCAGATTACACAGGAGATAATAAATGGATACCAAAGTCAGATTCAGATGCTGTTGCTGAAAAATTGGTATGGTCTACTAAATCGGTTAATGACTTGGTTCTTGCAATGGACCAGGGTTATCGACCTAAAGTAGCTTTGCCTTTTTATGAAGGTAAACAGTTTCTTCGTAAAGGCAATATTGTATTTGAGTATACTGATGAAGAAATTGCTGAGTTAGCAAAATGTGCAAATGATATTGTTTATTTTGCACAAACTTATGCTGTTGTAATGACTGATGAGGGTGTTCAGCAAGTTGAGCTTCGTGATTATCAAAAGCAATTATTAAGAGACTTCCAGCACAATAGATTCAATGTTGTACTTGCGTCTCGACAAATGGGTAAGACGGTAACAGCATCTATCTTCAATGCATGGTACCTAACATTTAACTTTGACAAGACAACCCTACTACTAGCCAACAAATCAGATTCGACTAAAGAAATTATTGATAAGGCTAAAGTTGTTATTGAAAACCTTCCATTCTATATGAAACCAGGTATCGTTAAATACGATGTCATGAATGTTAAGTGTGACAACGGGTGTCGTCTAGTAGGTCAGTCAACTACTGCAAAGTCAGGTATTGGTTTTACGATTCATAACCTGTATCTTGATGAGTTTGCTCACGTTCATCCAACTATTGTAGATTCATTCTATGAAAACGTTTATCCAACGCTTTCAGCTTCTAAAGTATCTAGGATTAATATTACTTCAACACCTAATGGTTTTAATAAGTTTTATGAAATCTTTTCAGGTGCTGAAAGAGGTGAGAATGCATATAAAGCAACTAGGATTGATTGGTGGCAACACCCGGATAGAGACGATGCTTGGTACGAACGTGAATTAGGTAACCTTGGTTCTGAAGATGCATTCAACAGACAATACGGTAATGAATTTGTTAGTTCATCTAACTTATTGTTTAGTCCAGCTACAATGAAAAAGTTACGTAAGGGTATTAAGGATTATGTTTATCATGACCTTGAAGATTTTGAAAACATTCATATCAATACTGAAGGGTTTTTATCTTGGCACCCAGACTTTGACCCAGAAATGGCTAAAGAATCTGATAAGTATTTTGCTTTTTCAATAGATATTGCAGAGGGTAATGGAGGTGATTATTCAGTTATTAATATGTTTGAAATAGTACCTATCGAAGAAAAACAAATGGATGTATTATTAAATCCTAGTTCGATGCAAGACTTTTTTGGATTGAAGCAGATTGGTATTTTTAGGTCTAACGAACATGTTATTGAAGACTTCGCTAAAATACTGTATACTTTATCTGTTGAAATTTTCAATTCAGAAAATTTAAAAATGGTTATCGAGTACAATACATACGGTTCTATTCTTATCAAATATCTAGAGACTATCTTCCCTAGAAGAAACGAATTCGATGAAGAAATGATTGTTCGTTTTAAACACCGTCACGATGCAAGAGTGCTTAAACAGGGTATTAGAGTTAAATCTGATAATAAGCCAGTAATGTGTCAGGACCTTAAAAAGATCGCTGAACAGAACAGAATTGTATTTGACGAAAGAACTACAGTTGAAGAGGCTTCAATGTTTGGTACTTTAAAAAATGGTTCATACGGTGGACAGCACGGTAACGATGACGTTATCATGAGTTGTGTTACTGTTTGTCAATTATTTCAAACTATTGACTATGCTGATATGGTTGAAGAACTACTAGACGTTATTGAACCAGAGCTTTATGAAAAAATGGAAACTGTTCTTAATAAAGACTTTGAAGGTGACGGCACCTTACAGTTTGATATTTATGACATTTTATAAGAATGTTCATATTAAAAAGAGATATATACATAAAATAAAAAATATAGTTATACATCATGGCACTAAGTCCACAACTATTACAATTTAAAAGTTCAGGTGTTTATAGACTAGAATTCGACAAGTCTCAGTCTGCTAATATTCCAGCGGAAACTTTAAGACTTGTAGTTGGTCACTCTAAAAAGGGACCTTACAATTCTCCAGTTTTAGTAAGCACAGTTGAACAATTTATTGAGGTTTTCGGTTCAATCGACAAAAACCTAGAAAAAAGAGGGATGTTCTTCCACAGATCAGCGCTAGCTGCTCTAACAAGAGGTCCAATCCTAGCACTTAACGTAGCTTCTTTTGATAATCTAGATACAATTGACTATGTTGCTCCTGTTACAAACGGTTCAGATGCAGCTGCAGTTGCTAAACTAGGTGATTCATCATATGTAAACTACTTTAATACAGAAAAATTCTGGTCACCTTCTGACGAGGCTTTAAATTCTGTGGTAGGTACGTTTGAAGATAATATCTTAAGATTTGCTAATATTAAACAAGATGACATTACTGTTATCGTAAGACAAGCGCAGGACGTTAATTCATTTAACATTCTAGCAAGAGACTGGTACGGTGAAGGAAATATTCCAGCATACCTAAATGCATTTGATTACATGTCAGACTTCATGGTTGACGTATTTGTATTCAAAGGCGGTTTCAGCGCAGCTGCAATGGCAACTGACCCAGTTTACGGTGAGTACTTTGACGCAGCAGGTCTTAAAAAAGAAAAACTAGATGAGTTTGCTGCATTAAGACAAGTATCTCTACTAGCGAAATACACAGGTTCTATTCTTCCTAACTTTATTGACAAAGAAGGTAATAATCTTTACATTGAAACTATTGTTAATTCTGAAGCTAGAAGAACAGGTTTATTCTGTGCAGTTAACGAAGACGCGGTTCTAGAAGATTTAGACCCAGTTGTAAGAGTTAATAAAGCTGACCTAGTTGGTCACACATACGGAGCTGGTGTTTCACACGAACTTCTTTCTTACAACCTAGGTGCTGACGAAAGATCTTACGACCTTGACGCTTACCTATCGTACAACAAAGCTACAGGTAATACTTCATTTGTAGAATTTATCGCATCTAATGGTTTAGGTGTATTAAATCTAGAAGCTGGTGATTACATTCTAGCACAAGAAGCCGGTAGAATGGTTAAAGTTTTAAGAATTGCTAAAGAAACTGTAGGATACGATGTTATTTACAGAGTATACACTTCAGGTGAAGCTGCAGCAACTTCAGACTTTAAAGGATACAAGTCATTTGAAAAAGCTGAGGCTAACTACGTACCATTTGTACTAGAAGGTGCTAATATTGGTGAACAAACAATCCAAGACTGTTTAGATGCTGTAGGTTTAGGTTCTGGTCTAGCTAACTCATTAGTAGATAAAGATGCTATCGACTTCAGATACATCGTTGATACTTTTGCGTCTTACGACAATGGTTCGTTACTAAACAAAGTACAACTTTCAGCACTAGCAAAAGAAAGACAAAATGCATCAGCTATCCTAAATGCTCCATTTATTTCTGAATTCAAGAAGTCAACTAATCCTTCTTTCACAGATGCTAACGGTGCATTCGATATCAACTTCATCGCTACTGGCGGTAACCTAGATAAGAATCCAACTTCTCTATTTGCTCTACCAGGTATTAACGATGGTGCTAACTATGCATTCTACTACACTGCTCTAGTTGCAAGAGAAAACAATAAAGATATTATTGTTCCTGCTGCGGGTTACGTGTCTAACAACTTTATCGATAAATACATCGATTCTTCACCATGGGCAATTGTTGCTGGTCCAAGAAGAGGTGTTATTTCAGGCGCTGGTATCGTAGGTGCTGAATATGCATTTGATAAATCAGACAGAGATATACTAGAACCATTCGGAATCAACCCAATCGTATTCCAAAGAGGTGCTGGTCTAACTATCCTAGGTAACAAAACTGCACAACAGTCTGTACAATCAGCTCTTTCTTCAGCTCACGTAAGAGAGGTTCTGATTTATATCCAAGACGGTTTAGCAGCTATCCTAAAGGATTACGTATTCGAGTTCAATACTCCACAAACAAGACTTGAAATCAAAACACTTGCAGATTCATTCATGGAATCAGTTAAAGCTGATGCTGGTGTATATGATTTCAAAAATGTGATTGACACTACAAATAATACAAACGAAGTAATTGATGCAAACATCGGTATCCTAGATACATTTGTTGAGCCAGTTAAAGGTTTAGAAATCGTTGTTCAAAGAACAACAGTTTTAAACACTGGTGAAATTGCGTCAGGTAACTTCAGTTAATCAGATATATAAAAAAAGATTATAGAAGATATGCCACTTCCACATTATTCACAAGATCAAACTAGCAGAAAAGGTAGAAACTTTGAACCAGTACAACAGTCACTGTTTGAAGTAACTATTCTTCCACCTGCAGGAGTTCAAGGTGCTAATATGCTATTACAGCAAGTAAATTCAATTTCAGGTCTTGAAATTAATAAAGCTATTGGTACTCAAGAACAAAAGTTTAAGTTTGTAACTCGTTCATTTGCATCTCAACCAGAGGGCACTTCAATCGACTTAGGTATAAACTTTTCACTTAACTTAAACGATGCTAACCAAGCGTATGTTTACAAGACACTAAAAGATTGGTACAACCTAATCTACAATGCTAATACTGGCGAGATGGGTCTTAAAAAAGATTACGTAGGTACTATTATTGTTACTCAATTCAATAGAAAAGGTGACATTTTTAGAACAGTAACTCTAGAAGATTGTTTTATTTCATCAGGTCTTCCATTCCTAGAAGGAGGCGACTATTCAGACGCTGCACCTCAAGTTATGGATGTTACTTGGAGATGTGATAACTTCAAAGAAGAACTTGCTTAATTTAGTAGTATTTAAATTTAATACAGAGAGCAGGCTAATACCTGCTCTCTTTTTAACCCTTAAAAAGTTATTATAATAATAATATAGTATGAGCAATAAGCTAACAAATAAATTACAGGTACTCCTATCAGAAGAGGAAGTTTCTGTACTGAATAGAATCATTTTAAATGATGCTATTCAAAATGGTCAAAGACCGATTTCAATGTCGGCATTTATTAGAGAATTAATTAGAACTGAAATAGAATCGAGAGACGAAGAAGAAAAAGTATTCGGCAAAGATAAACTAAAGCAGCTCAAAAAGAAATAACAAATGGAAGAAAACACTAAGGACCCATACCAAAACATGGTAGAAGGTAAAGAACAAGACATCATCAACGAAGTAAAAAAGAACGGTTTAGGAAAAGCTTCTATGGCTAAATTCCAAAACGAAACTTTAGAATCTGATATCCACTTAGGTTGGGTTGAAGTTAATGTAGAGAATCTACCATCACAGGGTAAATTTTATCCAAGTGATGCAACGCTTAAAATTAGATCAGCTAAAGTCGCTGAAATCAGAGCGTTCTCTATAATGGACGAAGGTAACCTTATGGACATTGAGTCTAACCTTAACGCTATTGTTAAAAGCTGTACTCAATTTAAATCAGGTACAAAAATGTTATCTTACAAGGACATTCTTGAAGAAGATAGAATCTTCTTAATCCTTTCAATTAGAGATTTAACATTCCCAGAACCTGAAAACAAATTAATGCTTAAAGGCCAAGATTCAAATGGCGAATCATTTGACGTCGAGCTGAGCACTAAATACTTTGACACAGAGACAGTCCCTGCTGAAATTGAGCAATACTATGATTCTGAGAAAAGAGCTTATGTAGTGCAGACTAAATCAGCCGGTGAGGTTGTTATTGCACCACCTACAATTGGTGTGATGGAAGAGATTACTAAATTCATGCAGTCACGCCAATCGGAGCGTAAAACATGGGATGCTTCATTCATTCAGATTGCAGCGTACTTAGTTCAAGACTGGAGAGGATTCAACTCTAAAAAGATTTTTGAAATGGAAGTTGACTTCCAGGGATGGTCAGAAAGAAAGTACATGGTAATCTATAGACTTGCTGAAAAAATGAAAATTGGAGTGAAATCTAATCTAGTAGTTGATCGACAAGGTGAGGAGGTCCTTGTCCCTCTTGACTTTCCAGGTGGAATCAAAAGTCTTTTCATTATTTCAGATCTCTCTTCAGAACTACTTTAAGACTAAGTTTTATCTAATGCATCATTTAAGGATACAGCCCTCGGAAGTCGAGGCGCTGCCCTTTTATGAATACCATTATATAGTTAAAGAACTTTCAACAATGTTGAAGGAGCAAGAAAAGGGCAACAGTAAACAATCAGAAGAAATGAATGAGCAAATGGCAAGCATCAAGTCAAGTCAACCTAAGATGCCAAACATGACTATGCCTAAAATGCCTAATTTTACTGCACCTAAATTCTGATATATAAACTAAATATTAATCAGCTTTAATGGCTTCATTTTTTAAATCCGCTTTTGAAAAGCTTTCTACTCAGAATCAAGAGAGAATTGTAGAAGCTACAGAATATACAGCACTACAGGTTTCCCCACAAGGAGACCTGTTTGGTGTTTTTGTAGAAATGCGCAATTACCTTAAAGCAATTTCTAAAGGTGGTGTAACTAAACTTAGGGTTAATAAAAAAGACGCAAAAGCTTTAGGTACAGCGGTACAAGGTATCGGTGCTGGTATTAAACTGATTGCAGAAGCATTGGACTTAATGCCCGATAGTAAAGAGTCTGAAGCTAAAATGAACGCTATTGTCACCGGGATTGATGCTTTAAAAGCACTTGGTGGTGCAATCTTTAAATTTGCGGGTATGCTCGCACTCTCTCTTCCACTTCTTATACTTGGTATACCTGCTTTAATGTTGGCTGTTCCAATGATTTTAGCAGTTGGTGGTGTATTTTATCTATTGGGTAAAATGGGTATCACTAAAGAAATTAAAGAAGTTGCAACAGGATTAGCTATTGCAGGTTTGGCAATGGTTGCTTTAGCGGGTGGTTTAGTACTTACAGAAATGATATTAAACTATGCTGGCGAACCTTTAAAAACAATGGCTATTGTAAGTGCTCTTATATTAGGGACAGCTGCCGTATTTGCTATTGCAGGTATATTTGGTTCATTAATTAAGAAGGGTGCGGTGGCTATGTTAATTTCAGCAATTCCTATTGCTGTATTGGCTCTTTCAATGGCTATATTCACAGAAGCAGTTCCACCAACAGCTGATGGCTGGGAATCTATTGCACAAATGGGAGCTTTAGTTACTGGCTTAGGTGTACTTATGGCGGGTGCCGGCGCTGCGGCTGCATTTATTATTCCAGGTGCCGCAGCAATGATTTTAGCAGGTGGTGCACTTATAGCTATTGCAGGTGGGGTTTCTTTAATGTCTAAAGTTTTAAAACCATCTTTATTTGAAAAAGGTGGATTACTTGCAGATTCTGGTAATGCGACTAAACCGGTTACTGTAATGGGTATCACTATTATTGAGGGTGGTCGCCCGATGTCAAACTTAGAATGGGCAATGTTATCAATTGCACGTTCATTTATGTTACCACCTCTTGCGATTGCAGGTATGTATGCTGGAGCACCTGCTCTTATTATGTCGGGTGTTGCTTTAATGTCAATTGCTAAAGGTCTTGAAAAATTCCAGGCGCTTGATATAGACTATGATATCCTACCAGCACAGATTGCTAAAGTAACAACTGTATTAGGTAATGCATTTGGTGAAATTGGTAAAAAGTATCCAGGTGGTGGTCCTTCTATTAAATCACTTGTTATGGGTGACTATTCAGGTACGTCTGCTGTATATCAAGGTATTAAAGCTGTTTCTGGTATGGGTCGTGCACTTACAGGTATTGCAATGGGTGTCCAATCAATGGCAGACCTTAAGTTCCCTACAAAGTGGGATAAAGACGGTAATCCTATTGAGTTCAGAACACTCACAACTGAAGACTTTGCTAAAGTTAGTACAAACACCCAATTAATCGTAACTGCACTTTCTAAGACATTCTCTGAAGTTGGTTCATCGGAAGCAGCACAAGGTTCAACTTGGTTCACTAGTTCTGATTATGAAAAAGGTATTAAAGTAGTTAAAAAGATGGGAGACCCTCTAGCAGCATTAGCAGACTATGTAAATGCTTTTACAAAAGAGGGTATTACACTTAAAGAGATAGATAATGTATCAGCTAAAACAGAAGCTATTATAAAAGGTCTTACTTCGGCATTTATGCAAGGTAAAGACGGTAAGATTATGAAAGCGTCTGAATTCCAAAGAATGTCCTTTTCTTATAAAAGAATGGCTACTGCAAATGCTGATATGGCTGAAAGCTTTAGTGAGTTTAAAGACAATATCAATGATCTTGACCTTGAAAAGGTAATGGAGGTTAGAAAGATGTATGAAGGTCTAGCTGCGCTTTCTAAATCAGATACAAATATTGTTGAAGATATGAGTGAGGCGATGATTGAAGCTATCAATATGCTTGCTGAAAAGTTAAGTGAATTTTCTGAAGGTGTACAATCAACTGCAGTATCTGCACAACCGGTCGCAATTCCACAAGCAGCTTCACAATCTACAGGTTCTAACAACAACCAAGCAGGTCCAAACAACTCAGAACTTATTGCAGCGATCCAAAGTTTACAGATGGTTATGTCAGGTACCTTACCTGTTTACGTAACAAATCAAGAAGGTCTTTAAATCTTATTTTACCCTCAGGCATAAAACCATATCTTATACGCTGAAAAGGGGCGTTTGGTTTCATTTACCCTAGAAAATAATTTAAAAAGATTAAAAGAAACAAAACAGAATAGTTCCATATAATAGTTGTTAAAAGAAATAATTATGGTTACAGTTCAACGCAACGAGTACAACTCATCAACAGTAAAGTCAAGCTCATACAACTACGAGCACATGACACTTACAGTTCACTTTTCACACGCTACTTACATCTATTCAAACGTGACAGTAGAAGACTATAACAAGTTCGCTACAGCTAAGTCACAAGGTATTGCTCTTAATGAATTTATTAAGGGTAAGTACGCTTATGAAAAAGTAAATGAAGTAAAAAAAGTTGAGAATATATAAACCTCAATTGAAACAAACTCCTCGTTTAGAGTATAAATAAACGAATATAAGTTCTTTGTTTTTTTGATTACACAACTTGGAAGTTTCGGCTTCCAGATGCGGATGTGGTGAAATTGGTAGACACGCTAGTTTTAGGCACTAGTGCTTTACAGCTTGAAGGTTCGAGTCCTTTCATCCGCACTCATGAAGGAGAAAAGAATAGCACCGCTTTTCGGCTTAAGGTCACGGTACCCACTGACAAACAGGTAGCCTTCTTTATACGGACTCGTAGCTCAGCTGGATAGAGCATCTGCCTTCTAAGCAGACGGTCACAGGTTCGAATCCTGTCGGGTTCACAAGTATTCCTCCTTAGCTCAGTTGGTTAGAGCATCTGACTGTTAATCAGAGGGTCCTTGGTTCGAGCCCAAGAGGAGGAGCAACCCAGACGTGTACTCTAAAAAAGAGTTAAAAAAGTTGGTTCAGAAATGAAACAACGTGAGAATCTATTAATATAATAGAAGTTCTTTGACATATTGGCAGTCAAATTAGGAGAGGTGGCAGAGTGGTCGAATGCACTGGTCTTGAAAACCAGCGTACCGCAAGGTACCGGGGGTTCGAATCCCTCCCTCTCCGCCATTGATTCGGTAGTTCAGTTGGTTAGAATACCTGCCTGTCACGCAGGTGGTCGCGGGTTCGAGTCCCGTCCGAATCGCTTAAACAATAAGCCTCTTTAGCTCAGTTGGTAGAGCAGCTGATTTGTAATCAGCAGGTCGTCAGTTCAAGTCTGTCAAGAGGCTCAACCGCAGTCAGGTGCTCAGAGTTCTTTATCTCTTTAAAAATAAAGTGGAGTCAATGACAATCGGAAGGTTACGGTTATCCTTCAAAAAATAACCAATGGGGAATTAGCTCAGCTGGCTAGAGCACTTGCCTTGCACGCAAGGGGTCATCGGTTCGACTCCGATATTCTCCACAAATTACCAACGCGAAAGTAGCTCAGTTGGTAGAGCACAACCTTGCCAAGGTTG